TGGGCCTGAGATACCGATTGCTCGAAGGGGCCGCCGGCCAACTTGGTCTCGGTCTCGGGCTCGATCCTCCACGCCGAGACCTCGCCGATGACAAGATGGTTGCCCGCGCGCGTTTCGAGGATGGCTTGGTCTACGCGGAGATCTAACGAGTCGCCAGCGAAGAGGAGGCAGGGCCGTTGATCTATCTGATTAGGAGGCAGATCCCCAACCCAAGGATCGGGAACGACCAACGGCCCTGTCGATGACTGTATCACAGCCACGGGCGTGGCTCCAGGAGAAGACTTGCGCGCTCGCGCTACCGCCGCCTCGAGGTCCTTGCTGCGCTTCATCGCGCGCTCGAGCTCGGCGCCGAGGTCATCGGCCTTACTTTGTTCGGCGACGACGACTCCATGCAAGCTCTCTTCGCGGAGGCGCGCCGCTTCCGCGTGGCGGTCTTGCTCGCGTGAGAACTCTCGCTCTTGGCGTACCGCGTGCACGATGACGAAGATGCAGCATAAGGCCAGAAGAACGGCGAGGACCCAAGGGACAACTCGAGTCATCACGCGAACCGCGAATATGCGCCGTCACGCATCACGAGGGCCTGGTGGCGAGGCGCCGGCTCATGACGTGGGCGCAAGATCCCGAGGTGCATCCACCGCGCCCCGCCGCGCTCCTCGTCGATGATCTGATCGTAGTCGAACCCCGACTTGTCGATCACCCAGAGCATCATCTCGACGACGGGCGACCCATGGATGGACTGCACGTCGGCAGCGCACCCGTAAGAATGCGCCGAGTCTTTGGCCGCCCCGGGGATGGCGGCGTTGAGCGCGGGGCTGCGATACCCGCTGGTGACCCGGATGTGACCGAACTGAGCACGCAGGGGCTCGAGGTAGTGGATCGCGAGCTTGGCTAGGTATACCAGGGCCTCCTCGGTTGGTGTGTTGTTGATGCGGTGGTGTCTCGTGACGGTCATCTCCGCCAAGGTGAAGTGAGGAGACAATCTGACTACTGGCATATCATCCCTCCTTGGCGCGACGAGCGCGCATGGTGCGCCGCTTCATGTTCGCTTTCACTGACACCCCCAGCTCTGCCAACCCCGTCGTAAGCTCGCTCATGCTCAACCGCGCATGCTCGAGCTGGGCGTTGAATCGCATGATGACCTCAGCGAGAGCTTTGATGTGGCTGCCGAAGACATCGTTTAGCCGCGCGGTTTCCGTGCGCAGCTCTGATACCGCATCGGTCATCACGCCTCTAACGGCGGCGACCTCGCTCTCGAGGGCGCTGACCCTGTCCGGCAGCGGGCACGGCCCGCAGGCGTCGTGTTGTATCGCGTCGGTCATCTGCGACGGTCGTCCTTCCCGCCGATGAGGGCGTCGCATAGGATCTGTAGCTGCGTTCTGATCCCGCGATAGGCGCTGTCGGCGGCATGCGCGAGGTGCAAGAAGGCATCGGCGTATCTCTTGCGCGCGAGGGCCTGTCGCGCGAGAGCCATCAATAAGCGGTCGCGAGAGATCACACCTTGTCTAACGAGATATTCTCCATACTGAGGCAGAGCATCGCGGCGCGAATAGTATGACTCGGTGGCCTCCTCAAGTTCGCCAAGGATACTCGGGTCGCTATTCTCCTCGACGAGGAGCGCATGAATGATCTCGTGCAGCGAGAACCTAGGGCGCTTTTTCATCTTCCTTTTCCCGTGATTGATGCTGCGTGATGGCCTTCATGTGCGTCGAGACGAGCCTACTGATCTCAACGTTCTTCGCGACCTCGCCGAAGGCCCATTGCGATGTCTTGTCGAGCTGGTCGCGCAGCCTGCGGTTATCTCGCCAGAGGGCGAGCAGGGCGACCGCCAACAAGGACGCGAACAACACCACCACACCGAGAACACCATGCTTCTCGATGATCGATGCGGCGGATGCCGCAGGAGTCACCACGTCCATGGTCTCTCTACCATTCCGACAGAACCTGGCTGTCCGCATCGGGGACGGTCTTCTTCGTATCCTCCCACCCAAGGATGGGAGCCATGAGATTTACTCGAGCACCGCGCAGCAGCTCTATCTCTACGTACCCATCCTCGCCGCTCGTGGCCGTGACGACATCTTCACCAAGAATCTTGTCTTCTGCGGACCCAGGGACCACCGCCGCGATCTCGATGGTGGCTCCTGCAATCGGCTCTCCAGACGCATCGGCGAGCCAGTCGAACAGCACGCACCTGCCAGGCGAGCTCGGCGGCGTAGGCACCCAGGCCGCGCCCTCGAACTCAACAGCCATGTCTCCCGCGATGACGAGCGCGGGCGGCGCAGCAAAGCTGTAGCCAACGCGAGCCAAACGCACGACATAAGTGGCATCGTCCAGCGCGAAGCTGGCCACACCAGAAGGCGAGGTCGTCCCTCGACCAATAAGCGTCGAGCCACTCTCGTTGTAGATGGCCACCGAGACTCCCGAGATAGGAGCGCTGCCGGCGTCCACGACCGAGATATCCACTTGCCAGAGGCCGCTCGGGGGCTCGACCAGGTCGAGCTGGTCACTCAGGGTCTTCAGCGTGTCCCCATCCGCGCCGCGAATAGCCAGCTCGACAGCGGCGAGCTCGGCGGTCACCGATGCGTCGGATGCCGGATCGTCCGGGAGGGCGTCTGTCTTGGCCTGGATCGCTGCGATACCGCTGTTGTCAGGCGCCGTGTAGCCGGCGGCGTTCAGCCACGGGTCGAACGCGCTCGCGTGCACGACGACCATAGTGTCAGACCGCGCCTCGGCGGTGTTCGCCGACTTGTACCTACCGAGGATCGCCGAGCCTATGGCGATGTTGACGGCCGCTTGCGTGACCTCGGCGTAGTAATAGCCACCGCCGATAGCCACGAGTACGCCAGCGCCAGTCGAGGCCCATGCGCCGCCGTTGACTGAGATCTCGGGCTGCCCACCGGCCTCGCCTGTCTCGGGCGTGAAGAGGTCTGTCGCATCCACGAGGAAGAAGAACAGCCGACGAAACTCCGCAGTCGGCTCGTTGGTTCTGACTGCACGACTCATCTCTCACCTCTTATGGGCTCTGTTGTAAGCGGCGGCAGCCGATAGGTCGGTAACTGTGATCGGTCCATACTCAACCCACCCTTCCCCCGCGACGCTAATACTTGCTCCGATCTGGAAATATGTCCCTGGATAACATACCGCGACATACTCATGGATCGTCCAATTTGTCGTTCTTTTAACCTGACCTACAGTGCCGTTGCCGAACCAAACAACGGTATAGCCAACCCCATCACTGCGGCTCCAATACTGTGCTCGGTAAATATGGCCTATGATTAACGGTGGAGTTTGTCGCGCACACGGATAGTAATTCCCGCCCGCGAGCTTCGCGATCCTGAGAGAATAGTTAGCTCCCGGCGCTGGGTCGTCGGTGGTCTTAGTGAGAATGGCGCCGTTGATGGGTTGCCACAGCACTACTCCAGGTGTCTCCATATCGCCGTCGGCAATCAACCCACCGAAGGGCTCCACCATGAGTCCGGCGAACTCTACCCCGTAACCATTCGCAGCATGATCGTTCGCGCTGTCAGCCAGCGTTACGGCCCAATTTCTAGCACTGTTGCACGGGAGCAATACGTTGATGGGTTGCCAGTCGGTAGAGGTCGTGCCCGTCCACACTGTGGCCCAATCGAATAGTATTTTAGGGTAATGAGTCGACCCCGTCGACCGGGCCCAACCCGTCAGGCGAGTCAGCCCTATGCCGGGTAAGTTTTGCGACACCCAGCAAGACAGAGTCGTCGGCGATATCAACCGCAGCGCTCGGCCGCCCACCGCGTCGGGCGCAGACACTTTGCTGGCCGCGCCTATTCGTGGCGACACCCAGGGCCATGCGGAGATATCCCACGCCCAGAAAGTGCCGTCGCGGAGGCGGTTCATGGTCAGTAATACTCGTCGACGATGATGAGGCCCTGAAAGCCGTCGCCTCCAGGGGACGCGGTCGATGTGTAGGAAGCTCCCCCTCCACCACCGGCACCATAGCTATGGCCCGGGGATGGCACTCCCGGAAAACCAGAAGCCAGTCCTCCTTTTCCCCCACCGCCCAAATACGGCGAATCACCACCTTGGCCCCCAAGAGCGTTATGGCCTGCGCCGTTGGCAATCCCAGGCTGGCCTAACTGTGATATTGCAAAGTAGTCACCAACGTTCGATGGAGAGCCCCCTGGATAACCACCGGATGCAGTAAAATCGAGTCCTGCGTATGCCGCTCCGCCAAGCCCCCCCTTTCCCTCTCGAGCCAGCACTACTACTTCCGGGGCAAGAGTAGAAAAAGACGTAAGTCCTCCATCACCGCCATTGGCATTTCCTGTACCTTTCGCACCACCAGAGCCAACCACGTAAGAATAAGCAGATTCTGGACCGACGATCAGTTTCTCAGAAAAATATCCACTTCCTCCCCCACTGCCAGCGCTAGCGTCGTTCGATACGTTTCCTTGAGAGCCACCACCAGCACCTCCTCCGCCCCAGCACCGCACATTGATCGCCACGCACCCGGCCGGCGTCGTGTACGTCCCAGAACTCGCCGTGAGCACCTGTCTCGTCTGCAACGCTCCGACGGCGCGCCACGTCCCGGGAGTGCCCGCCTCGCGGCATGTCCGGACGGTGCCGCCGCTATCGGTGTACCTGTCCCCAACCAGGCCCGCCCCTGTCGGCGCGTCTTGGGTGCCGACTCGCTCCGCCGCTACGGTCGATGTCCCCGGCGTCACTTGAAGAGCGGGGCCAGTACCAGCCTGCGCCTCGACGGCGGCCGCAGACGACGACGACGAGAACACACCGTCGGCGAGGTACTCGCACCACTGGTAGATGGTGTTGAGCAACCAATTCATCCACCGCGCAGGTGGGCGTTGGGCAGCAGCCCAGCCTGCGGCCTTCTGCCCAGCGCTCGGCTCGACCGTAGTATCTGCATCCGTGGCCCAGGTGGGTATCTTCGTGGGTTTAGTTGCCATTACATGCGCTCCTTCACATCGGCGAATTGACCGCCCACATTGGCGGAGGTGAATGATACGCTATCGATAGTAGCTTCTGAGTAGCCGAGCGCTGCCAGCGTAAGCGTGATAGTAGAGCCTGAGGGCCGAACTTCGATAGTTTTCGTTCCAGTGTCAGCATAAGTCACAGACGGAAACTCCACAGAGCCCGCATCTTCAACAAGCAACGACCCAGAGATTGCGCTTATGACGATACTTAGCGTGTACAACGACCCAGGGAGAAAACCAGATATCTCTTGCCGAATGTACGGAAGAATAATGCCGCTCGTGTTGTTGTAGACATTGCAAGATCCCGAGCCACCCCCCGCGTGCGTCTCTCCCGAACCCACCTCGGTCACGTCCAGGTTCGCGGATATTTCGTAAGCAATCCAGTCGTCCGGCTTGTCGCTGGTCCAGCTCGAGAAATCGTAGTTGACGATATACTCATCGTCGGCCCACCCCATAGTTATCGATGATTCCTCCGCGTCACCAGACGAGAAGGTGAAGGCCTCGTCGTCGTCGGTCGTCGAGTATTGCAACTGAAGACGCACCCCGCCGACTTTAGCTTGCGCCAAAATAGCGAGCAGCGGGTCCGTGAGATCTAATGACTCATACCCGATATCTATCAGGAGGGCCGCAGGGTAATACTCGTGCAACGTGCTAGAGCCGGTCGAAGTCAGCAACAACGCCAGAGCGAGCAGCTCGTCGGCGGTGCCTGACGACAAGTTGACGAGTATCCGCGCGGTCAAGTAGGTTCTGTAGATATCATCGCCCTTACCGCTTCGCGGCTCGCCGACTATCTCCCCGATCCCATCGAGCTGAGCCCCGGCCGCCGATGACACCCAGCGACTCACCTTGAGCTGCCACCCAGAGTCTTCCTGGCCTTGCGTCTGCGCCGAGAAGGCCTCGATGATGGCTGCTATCCGTGGCTGTCCCTTGAGCCGCTCGATGAGCCGCGCGAGCGCCTCGGCCGCATGCGTGGTCTTGTGAGTGCTCGTCATGTCGAGGTGACGGCGATGCGCGACGTGTCGAAGACGGCGCGTTGCCTGGTGGTGATGGTGATGTTGTCTCCGCCAACCGGCGGGTCCGAGGTCGAGATCCAGAACTTGGTGATGTCCACAACACCGGAGACCTGAAAGACCGCCGCGTACATCGCCGCCGTGATGACATCATCTCCGATGGCGAGGTCTCCTCCCCACGCAGCAATGGCGGCCTTCACCTGGTCGTCACCGTCAACGGGGTAGTTCTCGTCGACCGTGACCTCGACATCAACCCAAACGTCTACTTCGACGGGCCGGCTGAAGCTCACCGTGTGAGAGCCGCCCCCAACGTCTATGGCCGTCCCGCTCTCGGTGCCATGCGTGGCGATGCCTCCGCCCTTCGACGCCCAGATAGCGTCTATGATGTCTTGGTCGGCGCCGCCCATGACCAAGATCTCGATGCTCTTGGGTGGCATCCCGTCACCGTTGGTGTAGTCCGTGTCGTTCTCGAACCCCGTCACCGCGCTCACGTCGGCGACATCGCCGACCTCGGCGACCACAGCATCGAGCGCGGCCTTGCCGGTGATGCGCAGTTGCTGCTCGCGCTCGACGAGCAACGAGGTGTCCGTCTGGCGTGCGCGTCCCACGGTCGCGTCGAGAGCATTCGTGACGCTGTTCCACCCTGTCGCAGGCGTCTCGATGTGCGTGAGCGTGCCGGCAGCCGCGACGAGCGGTCCGGTCTCGGCGGCCTCCGCTTCTACGTCAACATCGGCGGCCGCGCCGGTGCTGTTGGTGACCTCTGCGGTGGTGACGAAGCGAACGTCAGACCCCTCACCCTGGCTGACGACGCGCCCCTCGCTGAGCGTAACCCCATCATCGAGATTGCATGTCAGCACCACCGTGCTCTTCGTCGCTTGGTCTCGGCGAACGCCGGTCAGCGAGCAGAGGTTGTCGAGCGACTGCCCCCGCGCCCCGCTCGGATACTGGCTCGCGTACACGTCCTCCAGCAGCTCCCAGACATCGGCCTCGCGGTCGCTGACGATACCGATGAGCTGACCGAAGACCGATGACGGCAGCAGGTTCAACGTGTCCCCGAGCTTCGCTCGTAACGATGCCTCGAACTCGCCCTTGATGATGTCGATAGGCTTGCGCACGAAGCCGGTGTCAGTGACGCCGTAGTCCACCATCAGATCTCCACCTCCTCGTCGTAGACAACCGGGCCGTCACTGGTCTGTGCCGTGAAGGACACGCGCAGTCGGCGAGTGTCGTGGTCCAAGATCACCTCGAGCTTGTCCACGGCGGTCACGCCTGGAGTAGTCGTGATGGCCTTGCTGTAAATGCCGCGAACCACCGCGAGATTCGGGTTCTTGACCAAGATGGACTGGAAGTAGGGGATGCCCACGCGCTGGTCTAAAAACCACTCCCCCTTGAACATGCTTAGCCGAAGGCGCAGGTGCTGGCTTATCGCTTCTCGCCCATCGACGAGCACCAGGTCGCCCTTCTCGATAGCGAGGTCGTCGCCCTGTAGCTTCAGATCCACGCCTGACACTGAGGCTATGTGATGGTCGTCGCCTAGCTGATCATTTGATCTCTACCTCTACAAGGCTTTCGTCTTACTCGCCGCCGGTGCCACCACCGACACAGGCGTCGCCACCCACGCCGCAGTCGCGGTCTTGAGCGCAGATCCGCCGTCTGCCGGGGAGACCGTCCACGCGGCAAACGCAGCCTTTAGCGTGGTGAGGTCGGTAGCGAGCTTCTGCAACTCGGTCAGCGTCTTTTGCGCGAGTGCCACGGCCTCGGTGGGGTTCTCCTCCCCGAGGTGGACCTCACCCCCGGGAGTCAGATGGATGGCGACGCCGCCGTCCATCCCGATGACCAGGTTGGCGCCGTGCGCATCGCCGAGCGCGTGCTGGCTGTCGGCGAGGTCGGGCTCGAAGACCGCGCCTGCCCACGAGTGCATGCGAACATCGATAGGGTCTACCTCCCCGCCCTTCTTGCGCCACTGGTCGATACTGCGGTCGCACACGACAAGACGCCCTGTGTCACCCTTCGCGATAGGGAACGAAAGGAAGAACCCGCCACCTCGCATGAACGCCACGGGCACAGCGGGAATAACGGGGATGCTCTCCACGAGCTCGTCGCCGTCCTCGAGGACGAGCTTGTCTTTGACGAGAGGCTTGACATCCACGGTCTGCGCCGCGACATCGTAGGACTCGACACGCGCCGGGATGGCCACCCGTACCTGCGCGAGCCGCGCATCCATCGCCAACCGGATCAACTCACCCAGCGTCATGAGATCGGCCTCGCCTCGCAATCGCTGTACCAGTCGCTGCCTGACGTGTCGCCAGAGTGAGTCACCTGGAACACGACGAAGATCCCGTTGACCTCCTCCGACTCGATCTGCACACGACGCAGCGGCCGAATGGCCGGTTGCAGCAACGAGCGGAACTTCGTCAGTGCGGGCTTGTCCTTCTTGTTTTGCCCCGGCTCTGGTGAGCCGACGAGCCCTGTCTCGGGGCCGAGCACGACTACCTGATCGTTGCTCCAGCCGCCCTTCTCGATGACTTGAAGCTGGTCGTCCTGAACGGACCACTCATAGCCGACGCTATCACACAGGCGCGTAAGCTCGTCGCTCACCTTGCCCGAAAGCACCGTCCCCTCGAAGAACTCCGTGAGCCCGCCAACGAGGTTCCCTTGCCTGACCTCAGCGAGCGCCTTCTCTGCGTTGACGCCGAGATTCTGGGCAAGCTTCTTGATAACGTCACCGACCTTCGCTCCCTTCGCGAACGACTCTTGAATGCGTGCGGTGCGGTAGGCTTCGGCGCCGTCCCCAGCCTTGAAGGTGGTCACCCAATCGCCGCCGTCGCGCGTGGTAGAGATCCCATCGCGCAGGATATCCCCCACGAAGATCTGTTCGATGTCCGAGCCATAACCGACATGCAGCGCAATCGGCATCGAGCGCTTGACGTTCGATTGTGTGTACGTTGTCCGCGCGCCGGTGGCGTAGTCTGTCTGCGACACCCCGAGGAGCTGCGCGCGCGTGTCGCGCGAGAGATTCCATACGGAGATCTCGGCGCTGTTCGGCTCGGGCGCGTGGTTCTTCTCGATCTTGAACGACACGCGAAGGCCGTCCACCTCTACGTTCCTCATCTGAAGCACCGCTCGGCGGCCGAAGAGCACGCCCATCTTACGCCGCCTCTTCGTACATCAGCAGCACACGACCACCGAGGTCTGTCAGCCCGGGGTCGAGCCCCGCGCCCGAGGTGTCCATCGCCATGAGCGCGCCTGGCGGCGCTGACTCGTGCCCGCAGTAGTGGAGCAACGGGATGTCGGCCACCACGCGCACGCCAGATACCACAGGCGTGCCGTCGAGCAGCGAGAGCGACAAGAACCACGATTGCGCGCGGTGATTCCACGCGAGCAGCAGCTCGTAGAGAACGCCGTCGAGCTCGACCTCGATGGTGTAATGCTCGTTGTCGGTCTTGGTTGGGATAATGAAAGACGCCATGGATTACCCAGCGAAGAAAGAGACGATTTTCGTCAAGAGCGACTGCGATTTAGCCGCATCGGCGGCCTTCTTCGCGGCTCGCCCGGCATTCGTCTTGGCCTTCTGGACACCAGCCGGGCGAGTGGACTGGATCGCCGCCGACTTGCTCTGCGCGAAGATGACCCGCTCGAGCCCCAGAGAGACCTTCACCGAATCTCCGAGATCTGGCGTGCGCGTGCGCTGGATGCGCGTGATGACATAGTCCTCGTACTCGCGTCTCGAGGTGTAGATGGCCAGCGGCTCTTTCTTCTCCTTGAGCGCCAACAGCTTATCATACTCCTCCTCGGCTCGCAGCGACGAGACGCGCAGGGAAGCGAGCATCATGACCGGGACGTTGCTCAAGATCCCCTCGATTTGCAGCTCGTCGGGTTGGTCTTGGATGTGGTCGGCGATATGTGCCCCGGTCTCCACCGGGTGCTTCGTCACCGTTGAGGTCGAGCTGAAGGACTCCTGAACCACGGCATCGAAGGTGACCGCGTCGAGCCCGGTGCCGACCCGCGTCGCGAGATCTCCGAAGACGAGCGAGATCGCAGCGCCGGCTGTGGTGGCGAGCGTCCCGGTCGCGCTTGGGAGAAAAGCAGACGGCATAGAACCCACCATCTCCGCGCGGACGTGCCGCGCCTAGCTGATCATTTGATCGGAGCGAGCGGTAGCACGTCCTGTTTCGCTCGATCCACCATCGCCTTCTCGATGTCTCGCGACGCCGCCCTCCCAGCAGCATCTCCAACCGCGCGCTCGCTTTGCCCGGGCGCTGCATGGATGGTCTGGTTCAGCGTGATCTCGTTGTTCACGGGGCGAGCGTAACCCATCGTCGCCGCCGCCGACCCAGCGGGCACGTACGACACATCTCCCCCAGAGGCTCTGAGCCGCATGAGCGCTCCGTTGCTCATGTTGTCGGCGAAATCGAGCGCCTTGCCGACCGCTCTATCGACGAGCCCTGGCTCTCGCGCTGGCTGCAACCCTCGTGCGGCCGTCTCATCATCCCGCTGACGCAGCAGGCGAAACCCGGACATATCACCGCGCAGCGCCATGATGGTCGCCCAGACCATATCTTTGGTGTCCTTGAGCGCCGACAAGAAGAACCGCAGGCCTCGCAACAGCGGCGAGTTCGACAGGTCCATCGACATGAAGTTGTCGTAGAGTCCTTCGATCGCGTTGTTGAAGTCACCGAAGACGGTTTCTCCCCCCTCCATCATCGTCTGGAACTCATCCCACAGCAGAAACAGCACCCCGATAAGCGCGATGAACGCGGCCCCCGCGAGCATGGCCTTGATCTGCATCAACAGCGCCTCGTTGCCGGCCTTCCCGAACCCGAGAGCGGCCTTTAGGGCCATGCTCGCCACGCCACCGAGCGCCCCGAGCAACTTCGCCGATAGAACGAACGCGGCGATACCTCCTGCCGCAGCGAGAAGCTGGAAGGCATGCGAGAGCACGTTGGTCTCCGTGAGCCAAGCTACCGCCCCCTTCACGGCCTTGGTGGCCCAGCCAACGAACTGCTCGACCATGGGCAGTAGCTTCGCACCCATGGCCACCGACGCGTCTCGTAGAGCCCCACGCAGAGCCTTGGAGGCGTTCGCGTAGCCGGTGGCTGTGCGGATGGCGTCTCCTTGCGCTTTGGTGGTCTTCTCCAGGATGTACTGGTAGCGAAGCTCGACCTTCTGCGCGTTGGTCATGTTCTGCACTGAGGTCGAGATCCCTTTGGAGCGCGCGTACTCCTGCAACGTCGAGTCGAGCAAGACCACACCGAAGCGGCGCAGAGGCTCGGTCTGCCCGACGATGCCGGACTGCAACGCACGTAGAGCATCCTCGTCCGTGGCGTTGAAGAATGACCCGAGATCAACCGCGAGCTGCGACAACGTCATGCTCATCTCGGCGGCCTTCGCCTGTGATCCGACCATGGGCTCAAGGATGGCCCCCGTAGCCCCGGCGAACTCGCGCAGCATGTACTGCGACCGGCCGATGGGACCGGCGAGCGACGCGGCCCAATCTTGCACCGCCTGCGAGTGCTCGCCGAACGCCTGGTCGATGACGTTGATTGTCTCGTTGACATCGCTCGCACTCTTGACGAGCGACATCACCCCGCGCGCAACAGCGCCGCCGACGAAGAGCCCAACCACGGTGTTGAGCGTCGTCCGAAGCTTCTGCATCCCCAGCTCGGCGCGGTCGAACTCGGTCTTCTTGAAGTCCAGCCCCAGAACCGCCACCATGCGACGGACGACACCTCCGCTCTCCATATCAGTACTCCTTGCAGTTGTTGTGCTGCGTGAGGGTGTGCTGCATGGCTTCGGCGTCAGCGGCCATCTGAAGGTCTAGAGCCTCGTTGGCGTCCAGGACATCAATCAGAGAGTAGTGCAATTCTATTTCTTGCAGCGTCGCGATATGCGCCACCACGAGCCTCCACTTGTACCAATCGAGATGCTCGGGAACCTCTATCGACGACCTGGCCCTCGTTGGTCCACGCTGACTAGCTCGCCCACTTTTTCGGAAAAAAAATCGGCGAAGTTTACCTTGAGCGCGAAGAAGAGCCACTGATACATGGCCTTGTAGCGCCCTGCGAAATGCTCATCGAAGTTACGGCCCAGCGGGGCTCCCGCGTCACCGTACCCCTCGCCGAAGACATCCGTGGTCTCCGCGAGCTGCTCGATGATGGAGTCTAGGCGCTCGGAGGGGAGAGCCTTGAAGGCTCTCTCGACCATGTCCGGGATGCACGAAGGATCTACCAGGTCGAGGAAATCGCGGACATTGCCGGCGCTGACTGCTTGCTCCGACTTCGGTAGCGCCTTGAGTATGTCGGCCAACACCGGGACGAGCGCACGCACGAGCTCGTCCGCCATCTTGCGCCCCGAGTCGGCCCCGAGCTGCGTGACTACGTAGCGGTACCCGGCAATATCTTGTGACTTGAACTTCTGTCTCATCTTCAGTTCCCCGCCTCGATGATGTTGAGCGAAGCTGTCTCGAACACCCAATCACGCTCAGCGACTTCGGCGCCGTAGTCCACCTTCGGAGGCTTAACGACCCACGCTTCGGCCGCGAAGCACAGGGAGTTACCGAGGCCGTCCTTGATCATCAACGGCAGAACGCCGAGCCCCGCAGGACTAAGCTCGTCAGCCTGCGAGATAGCCGACAGCACGGCGTTGCTCGACGAGGTCTTCATGAGCTTGATGGTGACCTTGCCGGACTTGTTGGCGCTGCGCGTGCGCGTCCCCTCACCATCCACACCAACGACGGTGGTGAACGAGTCCACGTTGCGCTCCGCCTCGACCATCGAGTCTTTCGCGAAGCCCTTGATGGTGTTCGGTCCGAACGTGACGATCACGCTCTGCGGATCGTAGAGCTTGGTTTGCGTAGGCATTATGCGACCTCCTTAGACGGTGACATGGCCGTCGATGCGCGTTGAATGAATGGCTCCCGCCAGGTACCCGCCGAAGTCCACGTCCGGCAGGTGCCGAGCGGCTCGGTCCGATTGAATGATGTCCGCGACGGCCGGCACGGTGACTTGAGGCGCCGGATCTGCACGCAGGACGCCCTTGGTGACGGCCTGGTCGAGCCGCGCCTGCACCGTGGCCTGTACGAGCGTCGTGCCACCAGCGTCATACGGCACCTTGTCGGCGCTCACGAAGAGCGAGAAGACATCGGCCTGAATGTTGGCGTGCAGCCAGTCGAGGTCGCGCACCACGTCGATCCACTCGGGTTGCGCCGTCTTGCCTTGCTGCGCGATGTTGATGCCGCCCATCGTGGTGTAGTGGTTGCCGTTCTTGGCCTCGATGTACGCGATCTGCGTGGCGGTGAGCCCCACGGTATCGACGCCGGCCAAGGTCTTGAACTTCCACGTCGAGGCGCCCGGCTCTTTCGGGAACTCCTCGCCCATCCACGCCACTCCTGCGTACTGGTGAGGCTTGGGGTGGAAGAGCACGGCGGTGCGCATGTACCCCGCCGTCTGAAGCGAACTCATGACATCGTCGGTCGCTGCCGTGCCGCAGGCCGTGTCTGCGGTGGCAGGCGTGAACAGCCGTCGATTCGACTCGACCCACGCAGCCGCCGCGAGGACCTCGGCCTTGCTCTCGCTATCGAGCTGCAAGCCGTACCAGTCGGCGTTCTCGAGCAAGATGGCGTTCAGGTCCGTGGCGATGCCGGGGTCGGTGGTCACGTTCTCGCGCGACCACAAGTCTGCCGACTCGTAGTCAGAGCTCAGCGCAAGCGTGAAAAGAGCGCCGGCGACATCGGCGGTCAAGGTCAAGACCACATCGTTCTCGCTCGCCGTCACCGCTTGCTCGGGCCCGAGATAGTCCCACGCGCAAGTCCCATCGGTGATGCCGGTGCCAGTGCCGGTAGGCCCACCAGACGCCGCCGAGGTGCCGTCGGTGCGGCAGACATAGACCTTACCCGTGTCGTTCACGACATGCGCCCCGAGGCCGTAAGGCGTCTCGCTGGCCCATGCTCCCGCGTTCACCGCCGCCGCGAGACCCTCGACGACCTCTTGCTCCGTGGCGTTTGCGTCGGAGGTGTACTCGTAGGGGGTGGTGTTGATCTGCACCGTGTACGTGGTGCTGTTCTGCGCGGTCGGCGTGCACCCCACAACCATGGTGGGCGCCAGGGCTCGACGGCCAACGGCGAAACGAGACACCTTCGGCTCTTGCGACATGAGCGCCTGAGCCATGAGGTAGGCCGGGTCGGTGGTGGCAAAGCCATCAGACACCATGCCGGCCAAACTCGTGTAGAACCGCAAGCGCTCCGCCCACTTCGTGTGGTACGCGCAAAGCATGGGCACACCGAATCCGGGGCGACTCACAACGGTGGTGTCGCGCGAGATGACGACTTCGACGACAGAATCTATGCTCATGGTGTGGCTCCGAAGTTGGCATCGACAACAACCGTCGTGCCGTCAGGGTTTGTGAATGTTCCGGTCGCTCCGACGGTGGCGATGTACCCCGTGCGCTCGGTCATGCTCGATTCGATGCGGAAGCGCACATCCATCACCGCACGTGACTTCGTCCCGCCGCTCGCGATGAAGTCGAGGTCTTGCGGAGGCGAGCTGTCCACGAATGCGATGCGCTCGACACGGAAGGCATCCAAGATGGACGGGAGCCCGAGGCTCGCCTGCGCGATGCCGATGTAATGCTGCGCGTTCAGCTTGGGACGGTCGCTCGCCGAGTAGACCTGACAAGACACCGTCACGTCGCGCGGGCCGCACACCTCGATGAGGATCTCCTCGCCGATCGGTGCGCCGGTTATCGTGGTGTGCCTCTCGTCGTCACGGCCGGACTGGACAGGGCCAGAGATGAGCTTGAGTACGGCGAAGGGGTAGGGTGGCTGCGGCGCGTCTTCGCTCGCCCAGATCGTGACGAGCCCCGTGGCTCGGCTAAACCATCGCCTCACTGCGTTCTCGAGAGTGTCCCACGCTATGGGAGGGGAGAGAGGCATTACTGCTCCCTCCGAATGCCGAGGGCGCGCCAAAACCCGCCTTGACGCTCCCAACTCTCCACATGCTGGAGCTCGTACGTGCTCCCCTGGTAGACGATGCTGTCAGCAACCACCCCGCCCGCGCCCGCGAGAGCGCTGCGAAGCTCGTGCTTGGAGAAAAACACCAGCGTCTCTTCGTTCCTGAGGCCCTCGGGAAGCACCTGCAAATCACGAGTCGTCGCGGGGGCCACCACCATGCGAAGGGCGAGCTCCTCGATGACTCCGCCGACGTATCTCCCGTGCGAGTCGTATGCGCCAGCGCTCGAGCGCAAGAGCGTCACCGGCAGGTCGAAGGAGTCCACGCACGAGGACACGTCCATCATGTGCCCCTTCGGCGCACCACGTGCGTGATCGACCTGAGCAACTGCGCGGTGTTGATGAGCGGCTTACTGGAGCCCTTGCGCTGCTTGGTCGCTTCCTGAATGTCAGGCGCGATCCCTTGCTGGATGCGCCGCTTGATGTCGGCCACAACACGAGCGCCCAAGAGACCGAGCGCGTGATGAGAGGTCATCCCGCTGCGCATGATCCGTAAGAGCATGTTCTTGGTCAGCGCCGAGTACTTCCTCGCGTTGTCGTCGATCGTCGAGCGGATGAAGCTGCGCTCAGGTATGCTCCCGTCGCGGCGCCCGAACTCGTGGACTGCGGCCAATACGACTCCGGATATGCCGTCTCCATCTTTGCGCGACGCGGCGTCTTCGTGCACACCGACGGTCACCACCGTGGCGTCACGCGAACGCTCCAGCGCCCGCTTGATCTTCCGCCATCCGAGATCTTGGTCGATGATCCGCGCGCGCGAGGCCATCACACCCACGCCCCGACAGGACCGCCAGCCACCTGGCGGCGGATGTCCTGGAAGCGACGCCCGTAAGAGGTCGAACCGAGCGAGTCCGCCGACGGCGCCATCACAGAAGAGCCGCCGAACGAACGTGAGATAGGCCCGACAGTCTCGGAGACCACGGCGCCCGCGACCATGCCGCGACTACCGCCTCGGAGGCAGGCCAGCAGGTGAGCTGCGAGGTACTTCACGGCGTCGTCATACCGAGCACCAAAGACCGAGGCGCTGGCCTCGCGAGACGCTTCGTCCAAAGCAGCCTGGATAGCCGACTGGCTTATGGTCGCGAACTCACCAGACGGGAGATCGCGGATGTCGGTCCAGGAGATGCTCATTTACGGCGGCGCCCCCGACGAGAATGCGCGGTCGAGAAATGCGGAACATCATTATCGACCTCCGCGACCTCTGCTTGCGGGGGTGGAGCCGCCGGCCAAGGGGTAACCGGCGGCTCCGGGGGCAGCACAGGCGAAGAAGGTGATGTCGGCTCCGATAAAACAACCACTCCCTCGGCCACATAAAAACGAGTAAGCGTCGCGTCACACACGACATCCCAATTGGAACGTCGGACCTCATTAGCGCCGGGCTCGAGGCACACGCGACCACCGAGCACGAGAGGCGCAATGCGGTTTCTCAACTCGATGCGCATCACGCGCCCTCCTGTTAGATGCCGTCGAGGTAGTAGCAGGCCTTTGGGAAGCGCATGACGATACCGACGGTCGTCATGAGGCATTCGCGGATATACTCCGCGCCCTCGCGCCGAGGCTCGAACTGGTAGAACCCGAGAGGGTTCAGCAGCTCGACGACATCGGGGTCTCGCTTGTAGACCACCATGCGCTTGCTCGAGCTTGCGCCTGCGGTCTCCAGGTAGTGAGAGCTGACCACCGTCTTGCCCGGGTTAGCGTTCTGCCACCACTGCAAGATCGTTTTGTCGCTGTTCGTTCCGTAAGGCGTGCTCGCGATCTGCGTGTAGCTGGTATTCGGAAGCACCACGGTATCGGGCTTCTCGATGCCGTTGGTGGCTGCGGTGATGGCGATGAAGGGCGCGTTGAGGTCGGCGATGATCTCAGACGGCGTGGTGATCTTCTCGGCCCACGTGGTGTCCGTGCCAGAACCCTCATGACCGAGCGCCGTGGCCGACGTGACCGACGCATGCTGGAACAACCCGCTCAGCCCAGCCAGCGTGTCGCCCATGAAGGCGATCCGATCGAGCTCGACAAACATCGCCTTGCGTGCACGATTCGCGCGCTCGGCCTCTAGCGGCACACCCGCCTTGGCTGCGCCTTTGATCTCCATGAACGAATACCCGTAGGCATCGCCAATCATGCGGACAGGTAGCGGCGTCTCGACGCCCTTGACATCCACGCGCGGGAAGCGCTGCGACTTGTCGGTGAGCAGCGCGGCGCGCCCCACCTCGTCGAGCATCCGGTAGATGTACTTGAGCGCTCCCTCATCGAACCCGGTGCGAGTCGGGATGAGCGAGGAGTATTGCAGCTCCGGGTACTTCGCCTCAAACAAACGAGTCTCGATGTGCTCGAGCTGGCGCTCGAAGAATCGGCTCTCGGCGGCGTCCAATCGCAACAGGGACATGGCGTAATTCTCCTCTGGTGATGCTGCTTAGATGTACTCGGCGTGGATGGTTACCGACCCGGCCGGAAGCGTAGCGGTCTCGGTCTCATCGAGAAGCAGAACAACCTCTTCTCCAGGAGCCACGACGAGATTCGCTCCCAGCGTGAGGCTCACGTAGGTCGCGGCGGCGATCGTTCCCTCTTCGTCGGTCTCAGTGCTCCACGAGCCGTAGACCTTCGTCCCAGCGGCATCTCGCACCACCAGCTCGAAGAAATTCGTGGCGTCCTCGGCGAGACCGGTCGCGTTGTAGTAGTCGATCGCCGTGATGCGCATGTGGCGATCGGTTCGGTTCTTGAATAGCGGCACCGTGGTGTCCGCCGCTGCCTGCGCATGCGCAAACACCATCGGCGAAACGGCGTCCGTGCCCCCGAGAGTGGCGCGCAGACGAAGCTTGACCGGCGTGCCCGCCGCGCCAGTCGAATCGAAGGTGGCGCCCCGCACATGCACCGCACGCCCAGAGTCCACGTCCTTGCGCACCTTGCCGAGCTGCGTGTTCGTCGACCCGTCAGACGTGATCCGCACGAAGGCATCCATCCCGAGGTCGGCGGTGGCGACATCTTGCTCGCACAGCACCCACACGCCACCCTCCTCGATGACGTTCATGGGGTCGCCAGCCTTCACACCATCGGCGTTGTCGAGGCTCCGGTTGTCCTGCCAGTAGGTGGACAACACTACCCCGAGTATCGCGCGCGCGTCGGTGGCGATGTCAGGGAGCTTGGCGTAACCGCTGGACGCCCCGCGCGCCACGAAGACGCCGAACGGGATCGCGACGGACTCCTCGTTGACCGCATGCTTCTTGAGCGCCGGCTCGGTATCGATTTCCATCCCGGCGACGCCCAAGGGCCTGGTGGTAGAGTAGGTCGTCTGCATCGTAGAACTCCTTGCTGGCTGTGATTACTTCGCCGGTTGATTCTTCCAAGCGCTGGCTTCGTCGGCGTAGAACTTCTCCCGCGCCTTCACCGAGTCCTCGCGCGTCTCCGGAGACCCTGCGGCGGCGCGCAGCTCGCCAAGCTCCCCATTCGGGCGCTCCACGAAGGCCTCGATGGCTGCATCGAACCGCGCTTGCACGTACTCGCTCGACGCCTTCTCCATCTTGGCCTTGGCGCCAGGGTAGAGCTTCTCGACGACCTCGGCCTTGATGGCTTGGTCGTCCATGCCATCGAGCTTGACCTCGGACCCCAACACGGCGACGGCTTGCCGCTCGAGCTCGACGCGCGCTCTCACAGCCTCGCGCATCTTCTCGGGCTGCTCCGCCTCGTCGGCGCGCTCCTTGGCCTTCTTGGCCTCGTCTGCGGCAGCGTCGGCACGGGCCGCCTGCTTCTCCAGCTCGGAAGCCTGCTTCTTCGCCTCAGCTTCGAGCTCGTCGATGCGCTTTTGCTGCTTGTCGGTGGCGACCGTGATCGCCTGCGCGAGCTGCTCACTCGCATCGTAGTCCACACCATCCAGGCGTACTTTTGCCATGGCCGCTTTCTCCTGTGTTTTGTTTGGCCTTGAAGATGTCTCGGCTTGGTCGATCACCATCACGGCGTCGTCTGCGTCGAGTCGTATGCGCGCCTCTGGCCCAGCCCTTCCAGTGGGGACAAGGGCCAGGTGGTTGCCCTGAATATTGCGCTGGATGCCGTCGTAACGTTCGCCATCCGGCGTGACTCCAGGCGTAGCGTCGAAGTCGCAGGTATACCCGCAGCTCACCGACTCACGCTTCTTGCTCTCGACTTGCTCGATGGCCTTGGCGTCGGTCACCAACACGCGCGCGACGGCAAAGCCCCCGCTGCGGCGAGGCGTCTCGCGCACGATACCCACCATGACCCCGTTGGCGGTCTCCTTGGTGACGAGGCGGTCGGGATGGCCAATGGTGATCGGGGCGTCAACGAACGACTCCAGAGAGTCGTCACGGAAGACCTCGTCGGGCGGCCGGTACTCTCGGCGCGTCGAGCCATCAGGGTTGCGGTACACAAAGACGCCCGAGCGCGTGAGGATAGCATCGGCACGCAGGAACCCTTGAGCTGTGCGCTCGGGCTTCCTGATCTCGACCACGTCGTAGCGAACCTGTGCCATAGGGGCACAGAATGATCGAGGGCAAAGGTTGTTCCTAGCTGATCATTTGATCACAGCATAGTCGTCTCCGAGGAGGTCCTCGAAGACCGGCTCATCGAAGCACCGACATTGGATCGCGAAGCCCGGAGGGCCTCCTGGCGGCGGGTTGTCGTACGAGAATATCTTGCCCTCTCGATCCCAATGGCTCGGGCGAGCGTCAGGATACGAACCGTCAGGACGACCTCGTACGCGCTCATCCATTGAGGTGCGCCATCGGTAGCGGCCGAGACCAAGAGCCTTGTGGCGCGTCTGCGTAAGCTCCCCGTGCCACTTACCTACTTGGTCACGAGCGATGAGCTTCGCGCGACTGCGACTCACCTTGTAGCGCGCTTCGATGTCGCGTTCGATGTCCTCAGCTCTGCGACCAGAGCGCGCACCGTCGGTCACCAGCCTCTCGATCTCGGAGAAATACCGTTGCGGTATCGACCTTATGAGCGCGACGTTCTCGCGCGTGAATGCTTTGACCGCAGGCTCGAGCCACGCCTCGGTCTGTAGCACATCCACACCGAGAACGGTCTGCACCTCTCTCGCGACCTGTCTTCGATTGTGGCGGTTCACATCGACCGCCGCATCAGACGCTCGTCCACGGATGGCTGACTCCGGCACGAGCGCCCCATACTCCACGGTGACGCCGTTGAAGATGTGGGCGATGCGATCGGAGTAGTCGTCATCGGTGCGGAGCTCGTCTGCGCGCTGCGCGGCGGCGAGCAGGATAGGCTCTAACGCCGGCAACACCCGAGCGCGGACGAGACTGCGCGCAGGCTCGAGCATGCGTACGATGTCGCGCTGATATGCCCGCTCGAGGAGTGTCGGGTAAACGATCCGTGGCGGGCGCGCCAACCGCTTTCGCCGTCGCGCGTTGATAGTCGCCATCCATATCGGCATGGCGCTTACTCCTCCGAGGTCTCTTCGTTCTTCGCTGGAGGCGGCGGCTCTTGGTCGTCATCCGAAGAGTCGTCGTCGATGGCGCCAATATCGTCGAGGTCTCTGTCGATGATGGTCTCTGCCGAGTAGGCCTCGCCGCTAAATCGCGACTGGCGGATCTCTTCGGGGAGCACAACGCCGTTGGTGATGTAGACCGCATCGACCTCGGCTTGCGTCTTGCGCACCTCGGCGGTCTCTTTGTCGGTGAGCTGCCACAACGGGTTGAAGCTGAACGACCAGCCCTCCGGCTCGCGTCCTCCGGTAGGCCCATCCTTGGCGCGAAAGACCAGCGACAACAGGCGTTCCAACTTCGGCCGGAGGTGGTTCTCTTGCTCGCTCTGGATGGTGTCGTAAAAGACCCGGATGTCACTCTCTCCGGTGGCGTTCATCCCCGCCGGCGAACGCCCCATCAACAGCGTGACGGGGATGCCTGTCACCGCTGAGAGAAGCTGTTGCAGCCTATCTAGCACCTCGGGCAACCCACCGAGCGAGGTGGTCTTGCGCTCGAAGTCCTCGCCGTCGGCGTCCACGATCACCGCGTGGAGTACCGAACGGCACTCGTCCATGATCTCCATGCGGCTTCTGAGCGCATTGCTCTGGTCGCTGGCGATGATGCTCGCGAGGCCCTTGACCTTGTAGATGGCCTGCGAGAAGTCGGTGAGCAGCGCGGCGGCACTATCGTAAGACGACCACGTGTCGCGCAGCGCATCGATGACGTGCGAGAGCACGGAGTCGCACCACCCGCCATTGCGCTCGACGCGCTCACGCGGCGTGCGTGCGCCGTCGAACCGGATGCACCGCGAGGCATGGAAGACGGCCCCAGCGCGCGACTCCCCCGACTCGTATACGTTCGTCACACGGTAAGTCTCCGGCCGCCCATAGTCTCGAGCGAACGGGTCGGAGATCTTCGACGCGACCTCGATCTCGTGCCGGTGAAGCACCGTCAGCCAATCAATCGAGCGAATGCGTTTCTCGTTGAGCGGCAGCTCGGGAGAGGTCCCATCGTCTGCCCCGAGGAGAATGACCGCGCCACCATACAGCCGCGCCCATATCAGCGCCTCGGTCACGGCATCTTGGGCGCCCAACTCCTGTAGCCGCTGAAGCATGAGCTT